ACAAACTCCCCCTTGTGAACGGATAAACTTATCCCCCCCCCCGCCTCGGTTTCGCCGCGCGGCTCGTGATATATTAAATGCACATCGTCAAGCTGTGCGATAATGCTGTTCATAATACCCCTCCGGAATCATTAATACAGTCAGCGGCACTCCGAACAACCCCGAATCGGAGCGGCCTTGAAATTGCGCTGAATAATTCACTTACAGCACCAGTGTATTCAAATGGGGACAAAGCTGTGACCGAAATCGGATATGTCAATGCCGGCTTGAACCGCTGCTTCGGGAAATGTGCGCAGCAGAAGGTGAAGACCGATGCGCTGAAAGCCGCATACGACCAGAACATGGCGGACTATGACGCACAGGCAGCGAAGATCCCGCAGACATACAACGAGGCGCGGCGGCAGGTATCAACGCAGGCGGACATTTCCCGCGCGAACCTGAACGAACAGTTGGCGGGCAGCGGCATCAATGTCGGGGCGGGCAGCCAGCTCGCGCTCTCGCAGCAGAACAGCCGCAACGCCGCCATGGGTAAAGTATCGTCCGCAGAGGCGGACGCGCTGTCCGATCTGGAGGCGCAGCGGCAGAAGGTAAAGACCGCGTATCAGAACGCGGTCGCACAGGCGATCAGCGAGAACGACGCGGCACGCGCGAAGGCGCTCTATACCGAGGCGCAGCGTGTGGATAACTCCATCGTCAACACGGCGGTCAAGCAGCTTAGCGTGGACACGACGCTTGCGGAAAACGAGCGCAGCCGCCTCGAACAGCAGGCCGCGACGCTCGCCAAGTACGGCGATTTCAGCGGTTATGCGGCGCTCGGCTATTCGCAGGATCAGATCGACGCGATGCAGAAAGTGTGGGGTGCGCAGAACCCGAAGCTCTACTACGAGCGCACAGGCACATACCCGGCGAGCTACACAGCGGCGCAGAGCGGCCGCAGCCGCGGCGGTGGCGGCGGCGGTGGTGACGATGACACAATCACGCCGGTCAGAGACCCGAAAACCAAACCAAAAAGCGCCGTAGATTACCACGAAAACAGCTCCATCACGAACGCGAACGGTCCCGGCTGGGTGATGGTGCGCAACTATGGGCGCGTGACACCAAGTGAACTGGAAGCGCTCGTGAACGCTGGAAAGGTGAAAGAGGTCGACAACGGCAACGGTACTTATACTTACCGAAACGCAAACTAAGGAAAGGTAACTGACCATGGCATCAGATTTTCTCAAGCAGTATGCGAAAAGCAGCCGCGAAAAGATCGACAAAGAGTTTGGCAAGAAGGCCTACGGCGGCTCCGAATATGACATGAGCAAAGTGTGGGGGCAACCGACGCAAGCCACGCAGGCAGCAAACACCACGCAGAACACGCAAAAGCCAATCACAGAGCCTGTGCCGGAGAAGAAGAAAGAAAACATCAGCTTTTGGGAGAAGCTGCTGAACGCTTTCGGCGACGCCGGTTACAGCGCGGACACGACAACGCCGCTTGCCCTGACGAATCAGGCAATCACGGATGATTACCGCAAGAGCAATATGCAGGAGAGCAAGACGGCGGAAGCGGGCGGAAATATCGCAAAATCCGCCGTAAAGAGCGCGGAGAGCGCCTACGAAAACGCGGCCGGAACATTTCTCAACAAGCGCAGCGGAACGCAGATCATGGGCGTGACCGTCGCGGACAACGCCGTGCCTCAGGAGGACAAGGACAAGGCGGAGGCCGCGCGGCAGCGCAACCAGGAAAGCGTCTACGCTAAGGCAGACAAAGCGGCGGCAGCGGCGGCAGAAGCATCCGAAAAGGCGAAAGATAACCTTGGCGGCAGCAAAGCCGCGGGCGCGTTTGTGGACATTGCAAGCGGAGGCTTGCAGCTCGGCGCGGACATGGCGCTCAATGTGCTGCTGCCCGGCGCGGGTCTGGCAAACATGGGGCTGCGCTCCTATGGCAGCGGGTCGCGTGAGGCGCGTCTTGACGGCGCGAGCGAGGGCGAACAGGTGGCATACGGTGCTGCGGCCGCTGCTGTTGACGTTCTGACGGAGAAGATTTTCGACGTGGGTAAGCTGTTCGGCGGCGGCGCTGCGGACGACGTGGCAGAGAAGCTCGTCGGAAAGCTGGCAAAAACGGATGCCGGACGCAGTGTTGTGCGCGCGCTGACAAACGCTGTCGGCGAGGGCGCAGAGGAAGCCGTGGCCGACATCCTGAACCCGGCGATCCGTGCGATCTACGACAAGGGCGCGGCGGCAAAGTCGAGCTACACGACGGCAGAAGGCGCGAAGGAAATGCTTGCGCAGTCTGCGTATGACGCGATGATCGGCGCGGCGCTGTCCACATTCGGCACGGCGGCCGGTGTCGTAAAGGGTGTTGACGCGCAGAAAAACGCCGCACTGCGCGCCGGAGAACCGGCCGCAAACGTAAACGCAGAAGCGAGCGCGAAACCGGCAGAGACGGAAAATATCGCCGCAGAAGCGCAGGCGGAGGCCACACCTGCCGAGAACGTTCCGGCGGCGCAGGAGAACAGTATGCTGCGCATGGTGGAAGAAGCCGCAGGGCTGCGCGAACCGGCGCAGAGCCCGGCGCGGGAACGTGCTACGGAAGCAGGGCAGAGCGCGGAGCGGGACGCGAACAGGCAGCCGCAGGAATATACGCCGGAAGATCATATTGACAACCGGACAGACGAATATGTCGCCAAGCGGAGCACCAAGTCATTCCAGTACAACCACCCGGAACTGCACGAGCACTTTGAGCGCGTTGCAGAAGATCTTACCACTATGATTTACGGCTCAATGCAGAGCGACCGACATAAGCGAGGGAAAGGCACGATCACGAACAACTCGCGCGTTGTGCAGCACGTGATTGACAAAACCGGCCTTTCCCGGCCGGAGATTCTGCGTGCACTGGATGCGATCGTGAAAGACAACGGCACGGAAAACTATGCAGACGCAAAGCGCGTAGAAAAGGCGCTGGACTCCCTGCTCGTAGACGGCTACACAAAACCGAACGGCGAATATGTTGCTCCTGACGCGGCATACATGGAATCAAAAAGCCAGATTTCCGGTGGTACTGACCCGTACTCGTGGGAGTATTATCGAGATAATGACCTGTCGCTCATGCTCGGAGAGATCACGGAGGAGGAAGCCTATAACGATTGGCGTGCGCAGCACGACGCACGAGAGGCCGCAAAAGCGGCGCAGGAACAGTCACAAAACAGTGACAATTTTGCAGACGTGCAGCAGCAGGAAGCGGAGATGGATGCCGGGCAGCGCGGCACGCTTCCAGAAGGGCAGGGCGCAAAATCCGCGGAGTTTGGCTATGCCGAGGCGCGGACACAGACGCGCTCGACCGACGGCGTGCTCACCGACGACGAGCGTGCGATGGAAGGGCTGAGGCCGGAAGACAGGACGCACAAGATCAACCGTGACGAAGAGGTAGACGCAAAGGCACAGGAGCGCTTTGAATCGGACTACGAGGGCGAAAAGGCAGACCTGTTTGGTGAAAAGCAGGACTGGAACGATACCGACACGGTGCTTGCGCACAAGATCATCGTCAAAGAAGTGGCCAAGGCGCGCGAGAGCGGCAGCAAAGATGCCTATGCCGAAGTGGCAAAGCTCATGAAAGAGTGGGATGCGCACGGCACAGAAGCCGGTCAGGCGCTGCGGCAGCGGCGGCAGCTCGCGTCTGACCCGGCGCTAATGGAAGCGGACGCGATCCAACTGCTGAACGACAGCGAGCGCACACGCAAAATGTCGGACGAGCAGCGCAAGAAGATTCTCGACAGCGTGAGCCAGAACGCAGAGAAGCTGCACAGCATCGAAAAAGGCGATGTGGACGGCGTGGTTGGCCTTATCAAAGACATGAGTACGGAGCGGCGCACAAACGGCCTGTGGTCGAACAAGATGGGCAGAACAATGGAAAAGGCGCTTGAGCAGGCAAAGAAACTGCCGGGTGGCGAAGCGTTTCTGCGTGACGTTGCCGCAAGTCAGGTGCGCGGCATTGCGTATGACTATGCGAAACCGTCCACGCTCGAACAGATCAAAACCTATCGTTATCTGTCCATGCTCTCGAAACCGGCGACGGCTGCCAGAAACCTTGTCGGCAATATGGTGTATGACCCGGTAGAGGCCGTGTCAAACAACATCGGCGTCGTGCTGGACATGCTGCTGTCGAAATACACCGGCACACGCTCCGTAGCTGCGGACAAGAGCTATTTCTCCAAGGCGAAACGAAAAGGCATGGGCGAGGCAACGCTCAAGTCGTACATTGAAACTGGCCTTGACGCAAGCGTTTCCAACGCACATGGCAAATATGAAACCGGCGGCAGCAGGTCGTTCAAGATGACCGGGAACTTTCTGGAACGGTTTCTCTCCACGTGGGAGAAATACAGCAACTATGCCATGGTCACGACTGACCAGATGCAAAAAGGCGGCATTCAGGCGGAAGCGCAGCGCGGAATTGACGCGCTGGAAGCCAAGGGTAAGGTGGCAAAAGGCGCGCTTGACGGCCGTGCGGAGGAAACCGCAAGGGAACGCACGTTCCAGAACGAAGGCAAGCTGTCCGGTGTCATGGGCGGAATGCGCAATGCGCTGAACAAGCTCAGCATCAAGGACAAGCGGGGCGGTAGCATCGGTCTCGGCGACATTATGCTCCCATTCACGAACGTGCCCGGCAACATTGCGAGCGCAGCAATTCAATACTCCCCTGCCGGATTTATTAACGCCGGTGCGGAAGTCGTCAAAGTCTTGAACAAGGCGAAGGCCGGGACGCTGACCGCATCCGAACAGGCGAAGGCTGTGACGGATTTCGGCCGCGCGTTTAACGGCACGATGGGAATCGCGCTCTTTGCGGTGCTGGCCGGGGCTGGCGTGATGAACGTCGCCGGGGACGACGACGAGGACAAGGAAGCGCTCGAAAAGTCTGAGGGCGTGAGCGGCACGCAGCTCAACCTTAGTGCACTCAACCGGTGGATTGCCGGTGAAAGCACGGAGTGGCGCGACGGTGACGACCTGGTATCCATCGGCTTCCTCGACCCGATCAACGCGCAGATGACCTATGGCGCGCTGCTGGCAGACTGCTACAAGGACGAGGGCCTGACGTTTGCAAACGTTGCGGGCGGCAATCTGGAATCTGCTTTTCAGAGCGTGATGGATCTGCCCGCTATGTCGCAGTTTCAGGAGATCGCAAACGGCTATAAATACTCCAAGGCAAAGACCAAGGGCGGGAAGGTCGCGGAAGCCGCCCTGCGCTACGGTGCTTCTCAGGCAACAAGTTTTGTGCCAAACGTCGTGTCCGGCGTGGCACAGGGGGTTGACGGGACGGTGCGCGACACCTACAACGGCGACACCGTGTGGGAAAACAACCTGAACGCGATGAAGAGCAAGATTCCGGGGCTTCGGGAAACGCTTCCGGCTGCGCTGGACAACTGGGGGCAGGAGAAGAAATACACCGGCACGGCAGCGGAAAACTTCCTGAACGCGACACTGAACCCCGGCAGCGTGACGAAGTACCGGACGAACGCCGTGAACCAAGAGCTGTACCGGCTTGAAGGCATGAACATCGACGTGAAATACCCGGAGAAGAAAGCGCCGCTCGACGGTAGCCGGAACGGCAAGGATGTGGATCTGACGCAGGACGAGAGGCGGCAGTACCAGATGGCATACGGCCAGACGGCCTATGACAACATTCAGAGAGTCATTCAGAGTTCTGTATACAAGCAGTCGAGCGACGCGGAGAAAGCGGCCGCGATTCAAAACCTTCTGGAAGTCGCAACGGCGGCAGGCAAGAAGAAGGCGAAGCTCGACGGAAGCGACACCCCGTCGTGGACGACGAAAAGCGACGGCAGTGTGGCAGACAATGCCGTATACCGCGCCAAGCTCGGCACCGCAAAAGACACACTTCCGGCCAATGCGCGAGGCCGCAACGGCGATGTGATGCAGGCAATCATCAAGACGGTCGTCGGCAAACGCGGCGGCAGTGACCAGCTCGCGCTCAATGTCATGGCGCAGCAGCTCAAAGAGGGCACGCAGGCAAAGGTGGAGACCGCCTACGAGGGCGGCTACTCGCTGCAACAGATCGTGGACTTTTATCAGGCAAATAACAAATACAAGAAGGCAGATCTGTATGTGTGGGCGATGCAAAACGGCTATACCGCGAAGCAGTTCAACCAACTTTGGAAACTGTTCGGGTAAAGAAAGAAGCAGCGCACGGTTTCGTGCGCTGCTTTGCTTTATGTGCTTTCGCTTTCGTACTGCTGGATCATGTCGATCGCTGCACGCAAGTCCGGCGCTTCCCGGATGGCACAGCCGGTTTTGACGAGGTATGCTCCGTCAGCGCTGCGCGTCATGCGGACAATCCTATTCGCTGGAACTGCCGTTTTTTCGCGTTCTGCGCTGCCTTTGTTCCCTGTGCTAACTTTTACGTCTTTCGATGTGCGTCCGTTCTCCGTGGAGATTTCACCCGCGCAGGCGGCATACCCGGCGAGGTCAATGAAGTTATCCGCTTTATCGCCTCCGGTTGCGATGCAGCCGAGTTTGAACAGCGCCATCATTGCGCCAACATCGGCGGGGTTGAGCTGCGATTTCGCTCCGCGCCCGAACAGATACACGTTCCAGAGGGCGGCAATAATGCGGAAATTGTTCTCCGGCTCACCGTACTGCTGATTTCGGTCGGTGCAGACGCAGCGCTCTGCGGCTTTCAGAATTTCGGCACGGGTCAAAACTCGTCACCGTCCTTTGCAGCTTCCGCCTTGAGCGCTTGCAGATTCGCAAGCACGCCGTCGTAGTCATCCGGGTACATTGCCCGGAGCACGGTACAAAGCTCGTCGTCGTCAAAGGCGAGCTTTTTGCCGCTGTAGTTCAGCCGGGCGGCGTTGAAGATCGCATCCGTCAGGATGCTGAGGCGGAGATCGTTGCGCGCTCCGTTGCGCACGCCTTCCAACAGTTCGTTTTCGTTCATTTTTGCTTCCATTGTTATCTTTTCCTTTCTTGTGTTCCATAGAGTTCAAATGCTTCCCACTTATTTGCTATGCGCTTCATGTGCGCGCTGGCTGCCTGAATCGTAATTCCAAATGTGTCTCCAATTTCTTTGAGCGTGTCGCCGCCAATGCGCATACGAACGAGTTCACGATCGCGCGCAGGAAGTGACCGCAGAAAGCGTTCTACATCCGCACCGGTTTCGTCCAGCGACAGGCACGGCCTGTCTCGCAGCGGCACGACGCCGCGCATTTTCGCGTTACATTCTTTGCTCGGGTCAACCGCGTCAACGTCATCCATGTGCAGCACCGGTTTCCCGGAACGCTTCTTCCGTTTCGCGAAGCGCTGATTGTAGTCGACCGCGCTGCGCATGTGGTACATTGCGTGCGTGGAGAATTTCCCTTGTGCCGGATCGTATGTAGCCGCGGCGCGGATCAGCCCTTCGGCGGCAACGCCGTACAATTCCTGTGGGTCGCTTCTGGATGCGTATTTCTTCAAGAAAAACCAGATCAATTTCTCGTTATCCGCCGCGAGCTGCTGCTGTTCCGGCGTAAGCGGCGCGAGCGGTTTTCTGCGCATGGCTTCACCCTCCTACAATGTCGATCTCGTACTCGTCCCGCAGCACGCGGATCAGATCCGGCGCGGAGACATATCCGTCCCGCACGCTCTCCGACAGCGCCTCGACCTCTCGCCAGATGCGCTGGAGCTGCTCGGCCTCCATGCCTTCCTTGTCCAACAGCGCCGTGAAAAAGATCGCCAGTGTCACGCGGCAGGCATCCGCCGTGGCTGCGTCCTTTGCGCGCTGCACGTCTGCCATCGTCGCCGGTCTCCGCCGCGGGTTAATCCGCTTTGGCATCGTCGTCATCCTTTTGATCGCCGAGATAGCAAAATCCATTCGGCGGCATATCCGTGTTCAGCATCTTGCACCATTCCCAGCTCTCGCACTCGTTCTTGCCGGATACCCAATACATGCAGTTTTCACATCTGACAATCGGCGCGGTTTCAACAACGTCTTCTTCGCTGCCGTCCTTTTTCCTGCCGTATCCGCAAAAATGCTGCGGCCATACAGGGAGGCGGCAGCCTTCTGACACCTCGCAGTTTGTGCAGATCAAGACCCCGTCGGCCAGATAAATGCTTTCGTGCTGGGTAAGCTCCCGCGCGCTTTCGCAGTCCATGCACCGCGTGACCTGCACGGCATCCACGGTGGGGGCTTTTTCGATCAATCCAAGTAAGCCGTTCCAACCAGCACAATACGCCGCAGGGAGAACATCTTTACTGCACCGCCCCACGCCCAAATCATCAGCATCAATCAGTCTCATTATCACCACCTCCGTACATTCTCGCCCCGCAGTTGGGGCAGATAGGGTAGATGCCATTTTTATGCCATTGATAGTCTCTGTGCATTGCCTCCCCGCCGCATTCCGAACAGTCGCAGCAATAATTACTGTTCTTCCAGTGTGGTCGAATCCACCGCCCACGCACCACCGGGGCAACGTCGGCGGCAGGTGTTCGGCGCACAATGCTCCGAACGAGTTTTTTGGCAGTTGCGATTGTGACAGCGGCTTTTTCATCCTCTGGCGCATCCGGTTGCACTAATGCAAGTGCCGCTTCCCGATCGATGTATTCAGCCATTGCAGCCCTCCTTCCTTTCCTGCGCCTCAAAGTAAAACTCAATCGGTTTTTCGGCCTCGATGACATTGCCATAAACCACGCCGACCTTGTAGATATAGTTCTCGCGCAGCTTTCGCGGAATTTCTGCGATGTACCGTCTAAAAGTTTCAAGTGAATTTGCACGCTTGTAGTGATTGCACATTCGGCAGGATGGCATGAGGTTGTCAAGGTCATCTGTTCCAGCGTCCTCAATCCCCCACGCCCTCAATGGTTGAAAATGGTCTACCTGCATATCCTTGTAGGAGATTTCGCGTCCACAATACGCACAGTGGCCATTATACTTTCGGTAGACCACTTCACGCTTTGATTTGCTAATTGCCATCCTTCATCGCCTCCAATTCTTTCTCCGCTTCCTCGCGGGTGAGGAATACGTTCTTGCCTATGCTTGCGCCATCATTACGCAGACGATACGCGCAGTACCCGTCCGGCTTGCGATTGCACGTTGACATACATAAGTTGTCCTCGTCCGTGCACACAACTCTGATGTCTGGCGCTTCAAGCGCCATTTCTCGTGGCACATTGTCTCGTCCGATTACCCATAGTTTTTCGCCCACCTTACACGGTAACACCATCAAGCGCCCGGCCTTGTCGGCCTCTGCAAGCTGACGGAGGCGTTCATAGCCGCCGCCAATGCTGTTAAGCACTGACATCATGACATCCCATTCAGCATATAGGCTTTTAATTTCTACTGGCGTAAAGCCGGAATCCTCGTATGCTTTGAGCTTTTCCCACACCTTGCGCTGTGTGCAGCTGCCACCGTGCGGGCACGGCAGCTCCCGGCACTGCGCGATGTCGCAGAAATTGCCGTCAAACGTAAGCCTCTCCATCACTCCACCTCCTGCATCCAGAACTCGCGGCGGCAATCTGGGCACGAAAGCAGTGTTCGATTACCGCAAGTTTTGCCTCTGTATCTGTCGTCAACAATCGCCGGGCACACGTCGATGACGCCAACTTCGTTCATCCTGACAGTCGGGAACATATTAAGAAACTCGCTTTGCCGCGTCTTGCGCGGGTGCTCCTTCGACCACTGCTCAACGGCGGCAATGTATTCTGCCGTCACCGATTTGACGGGGACGCACATTTGAAACACCGGGCACTCCGCGCACCCGGAGCGCGCATTGCCGCCCCTGTAGTAATCACACATTCGGTAGCGTTCTTTGATAAATTTCAGCGCGTCCATATTCACACCCCCGCATCCTGCATCGCCTGCTGCATAAAGCTCAACTGCTGCCGCAGGTCGTCGATTGTGCGTTCCTGCCGCGCCAGCACGGCGGAAAACGCAAGCGCCTTGCGACGTTCGTTGCAGAGTATGGTTTCCGCTTTCTCGCGCTGCTCGTGCTCCTGGGCGGCGTAGTCGCACAGCTTGCTAACAGCGTAGCGCGAAGCCGGTGAGAAATTCAGATTACCGCGGTCGTGCGCCAGCAGGTCACGCACTTGCTCGCAAATTCTGTTCATGCGTCTCGCTCCTCTCTGCGCTCATAAAACAGCGCATTGTACTGGTCGTATCGGTCTTGAATCGAGCTTTCGGCCAGGTAAAAGTTCTCCCAGAATCCGCAGGGATCTATCTCCGGGCAGCCACCGCGATACACACAGTTTGGCACCAATACGTCGCTCAACTCCGGCTCTGTCTCGTGCAACACCGCCTTGAAATCTTCGGCGTACTGCTGGGTCTCCGGCGATGCCTGATAGCACAGCCGCTTGCGCCATGTGTCGATGAGGTTCTGCGCGTTCGCTTCTCCTGTGAACGTGACCGGCGTCTCCTGCGGCAGTTTCCCGCGCGGAATGCCGGTGCGGTCGCTCCTCTGTGTGCGGATGAAGCACTCCCATTTGTGCCGTGACCAGTGCGTGGCAACCCAGCTCGGAATGCCACGCCAGCGCCAACGCACGCGGATGTCGCGGATTGGACTGTGCTCGGCGACCAAAATGGAGCGCTTGAATTGCTCGCTCGGCTCGTGACCTAGGCTCTCCTTGCCTACGGTCGCGCGGCAGTCGTCTACTACCTCGCGCCAACTTCCCTTGACGCCAAGCAGCTCTGTCTTATTGTGCATTGTCACCCTCCTCTTCCGCCCGGTCGAGGGCGGTGGTCGCAACGGCATACGCGCTCCACTGATCGGCGCGGAAGCCGTAGAAAAAGTCTGGGTTTGCTTTCGTGCCCTTGCCGCTGCGGAAGTCATGCGACGCGAAGCGGTCAATCAGCGCGTGGCGGATGGTGGTATCGTTCGCGCGAGGACTGCCGCAGATATTGAGCTTCTCTTCCTTGCGCGTGACGATGTGGTACGGTACGCCGCGGTCGTCAAGCAGTTGCTTATAGCGCCCGATCCATTCGCACGTCTCAAACACGTCGCGCCCGACCGCCATGCCGTAAGATTCGATGATCTCGATCGCGGCAACAGCGAACGCGCCGCCGGACACAATGCCGGAGACGAGCGCGTTCTCGTCCTTCCCCCCATGCACCGGTGCGCGGGTGATCGTATCGACGATGCACCAGCCGGTCTCCCGGTTGCCGGGGTCAAGGGCCAGCATGGTCGGCATTCGCGGCACCTCCTTGCATTGCGGCGAGCATTCGCTCCACTTTGTCCAAGTCGTCCTTACCGGAGACCGGCGCGCGCTTCTCGCTCTCGGCCTTCACGCCGTCTTTCACAAGCCACTGCCGGATGACGGCGTAGTGGGATTTGTACCGTGCGCCTTTGCTAGTGATGTACAAGGACAGGCGCTCGATATATGTTCCGTAGTCGTTCGGGTAATCTCTCTGGAGCTTTGCCAGCTCGTCATCCGTGAGCATGACGTTGTGCATTTCTCCATAGGGTTTCTTTTCCGGCGGCTTTGCGGCGGCTTTTTGCGCCGGTCGCGCGGCTGGCTTTTCCACTCTGGCCGGTTCTGCGGCAGGTGGCGTCTGCGGGCGCTCGGAGTATGCCTTGTTTTCCTCTAGGCAGAGTGTTGCGAACTCTGCCTGATAGTTCGTAGGATGGTATCGGTCACTTTTGAGCGTGTTGTGCATGCGCCAGTGCCGGATGACAATGACGCCGGAATCAAAGACGATGATAAAGCGCTTTGCAAGGAGCAGCTTCAGATCGTCAGCCGCTGCGCCGACATAGTCCGTGATGCGCTTCGGATTGTTAATAAACCCGTCGTCATCCGCGCGCATATTGAGGTGAAAATACAGGGCCTGCGCGGAGAGCGGCATCTCCAGAAATGCATCACTGTCGATGAGCGAGCGCGCAAACATTCGCTTTTCTGCCATGGCGCGCCCCGGTTAGAACGGCAGGTCGGATTCGTCGTCCGGCAGTTCCTCAAACTTTGGCTCATTCGTGAAGTCGTCCGCGACAACTCCGACGCCGCGGACGACGCCGGGATAGGCGGCGGCAAGCTGCTCCACGCTGGCAGAAGAGACCGGGACGGACGCTTTGACAAAAGCGTCCGCACGCAGGCACTCTTCGGTGCGCGTCTCTCCGTTGCGCGTGGTATAGCTGTGCGTGGAGAGCTGGCCACAGATGATGACGGCATCGCCCTTTTTGAGCTGCGCGGCATTCATGGCAGCCTCATACCATACCTCGCAGCTAATCCATTCGGTCTGCTTGCTGCCGTCCGGCTGCACGGTGTCACGGGCTGGAATGCTAAACTTCGTCAGGGGCGAGTTTTTTTTGCCCACGTTGGAAAACTCTGCGTCGCGGGAGAGCCTCCCGGCGACGATGCAATCACCGGTTCTGGTGCGAATAATCATGGTTATTTACTTCCTTTCTTTTCGGTGCTACCGATGTGGACAAACACGCGTTTGTTCATGGTCGTGTTTCGGATGGATAGGTTCAGGATTTCGTGACGGTCGGAGCCGTCGTCATTTTTCACGTACTCGATCTTCTCGACCGCAAATTTGTCATAGCACTTGCGGCCGTTGGCGGTGTAGTTCCCTGCCGGGATCCAGATAAACGGTGCAGTGTACAGCTCGCGGCCGATACCCCAGTTGACGCACGCACGCTTGAAGCTGTCAGACGCAAGGCCCTTTTCCGCCTCCGTGTTGGATTCCGTGCCGGTGTCTTCCTTGCTGATCCACTGCCCTTTTTCGCTGTCCCAGATGGAGACGACGCAGTTGGCGTTATCGCGCCGGTGCTCACGCTGCCAGTTCATCGCACCGACCGTCTCGTCCAGAATGGTCATGTCGCAGCGCGCGTCTTTATACAGCAGGAGGATAAGGCCGTTATCCTTTACCTGCTGCACGCGGCACTCGATCTCGTCCGCACGCAGACAACGGAATTTGTTCATGGTGTTTCGCCTCCTTCCGGCTCAAACTCCAGCGGGCAGTTGTACCCGATGGTGCGCGTGTCAAGCAGATACTCGCCGGTAAGGCGGCACTGCTTGCGGCTGTATGTTTCCAGACACGGGCAGTAATCACAGGCAATGTGCTCGTCGGCAAAGTAGATGCGTGCCCGGGCGAGGATATATCGCAGGGTTGCGCGGCCAGTCGTCATGGTGCTGCCCTCCGTTTTCTGGGGCGGCTCTGGCTGCGCTTCTGCCGCAGAACGGCGCGGCCGCGCTTGCTCTCGCACCACTGCGCGAATGTAATGTGCTTATCGCATCCAGGGCCGGGCAAGCATCCCCGCCGATGGCCGGTATCGAGGATGTACAAGCACACCCGTGCACCGGGTTCGCCCTTGCTATTGCTGCAGCCGGAGAGCACCTGATAGTGCGCACAGCTGCGGCAATAGCGGCTTTGCGGGATGCCGCCGCGAATGTAGGTGTCACTTACAATGTCCATGCGTCTACCTCCTTCACGCATTCCGGGCAGCCGACGATGTTGCCCCATCGGTCACGCAGCAGCTTGTCCGTCTCCGCATCGCACACCGGGCAGCGTGGGCAGGTGTAGGCCGGTGGCTCAACCGGCGGTTCGGTCGTCAGGCGGTTCATAGTTCCCCTCCGTATTCCGGCCACACTGCGCGGATCTTATCTTCGTCCGCGGTCGTGATTCCGTTTGCCCAGCAGTTTGCTGTTGATACAGACACACCAAGCATTTTTGCCGCTGCCGTCTGCGTGATACCGTTTTCCCGCAAAAACGCGCCGAAAGCGGTGTCACGCGATTTTCTGCGCCGTCTGTCGCTGTAGTACGCAGACAGCTTTTCGTAGTTCGCCGCGCGGTATTTGCGCATATATGCATTGCTCGCTTCGCGGTTATTGCGCTTGTTTTGCAGGATGCGGTCGCGGTGCTGCGCGTAGTACGCCCGATTGTATGCGTTATGTATATGGCGCTGTTCTTCCGTCATCATGCCACCCCCAGCGCCGCGAAGATCACGTGAAACAGCCATCCCATCAAGCATCCTCCCGCGAGGAAGCTCGCACAGACGATGCCGTCCTCGATGCCCCAGACGATGTAGCGGCGCGCCTTTGCCCGCGCGCGCGGGTCGCCGAATACCTTCATGCTGCCCCTCCGTTTCTGCGCTTGGCCAGCGCCTTTCCGTACAAGCCGCATTCTTCCAGCGGAACCTCCCGAATCACTTTGCAAGACGGGGCGCGAACTTTGCCGGAGCCGCATTTCGGCACAACAACCGTGCTCATGTCCGCTTCGACTTCGAGGATTGCGAGATCAGTCCAGCAGTTTCCGTATGCCAGACACCAGTCGAGATAGGCCATATGGATACCGCGCCCGCAATCTTCGTTCGGGTCAGTGCAAAAGCCGTCTGCCGCAACTGATTCCCCGATTGTATACACAAAATCTGCATCCCAGTCCGAGTGGTACACACCGTCGTGCTTCCGCACCGCTTTAAACAGTTTCGCTTTGCCGTTGCTGTTCTCAATGCCGTAAAAATCGACATATTCGTCAATGGTGTGCGGATCGTGCACAACGCGCGCATTACTGGATGCGTTAATTTTAGATGCATCGCTCTTTTGATTGATTTGGCTGTTCCCCCGCGCCTCGACAGAGCTGTTCCCCCGCGCCTCGACAGAGCTGTTCTCCCACGCCACGACAGAGCTGTTCTCCAACGCCTCGACAGAGCTGTTCCCCCACGCCTCGACGGAGGCAAAATCATATTTCCGCCTTACGATAGCCTTATCATACGGCGTGCCGAACTTGATGTAGATTCTTCCATGATAGTCGTGCGGCAGATTGTCAAGCTGCTGCTGCGACGTGACTGTGATTTCGTTCATGTTGTTTCCCCTTTCTCACCGTTTACTGATACCTGATCGCCGCGCGGAGGTCGGCGATCGGAATGTCAAGCCCTCGCCCGAGCGTGAGCAGGTCGCCGACTGGCATGCGGTCGATGTCCCGCAGGCGCTTCGCCGCCGTATCGCGGCAGCAGCCGAGCAGATCCTCCGGCTTCGTGCCGTGCAGCCGGAGCTGCCCATAAAGCAGCGCCTGCAGCTGATCGTAGCGGCTGGTGCGCCGTTTCAGCTTCGGCATTACGTGTCACCTCCGTTATCGCAGAGCATCTCGTCGAGGTTGTCCATCGTCACGCCGAGGGCGGCAAGCTCACGGCCTTTCTTCTGATACCAACGGAGCTGGTACAGATACTGCTTGCGGCGGGTACGCGCGTACTCGTAGCGCTTAGCGAGCCGGACATACTCGTCCGCTCTCAGATGCGCGATCTCCGCCTCAATGGCGGCGTCCGCTTCGTTTGTTGCGACGGTGCGTTCTTTCTCCATGATGATTCTCCTTTGTCAAAAATTCGTTTCTGGGATGTGCGCCGCGGCGCTCGCGCCCGCGCGCAACCCCCTAGCCTTAACTAAACCTCTTCTTGCCTTTCCTAAACCTTAACTAAACCTCTTCTATACTGTGGTTCCATTCTGGTTCCAGATTGGTTCCATTCTGGTTCCATGGGTGAAAAGTGCTATGGTCGAGGCGAAATTGCCTCCCTTGCAATGCTTGGGATTTTGTGCTACTCTTGCGGTAAAAGGGATGATGCGATGAAAAGATTCCTTGCATTTTTGCTTGCGTTTTTGCTCCTGCTCTCTCCTGCTGTGCTGGCACACAGCGGGAGGACAGACGCAAACGGCGGGCACTATGACCGGGCAACCGGTGAATACCACTACCACCACGGTTATCCGGCACACCAGCATTACGACATGGACGGTGACGGAGTTGTTGACTGCCCGTACAACTTTGACGACCAAACCGGCCGCAACAGCGGCGGGTCAAGCACAAAACAACGGGCGAAACCAGCACCGGCGGTAAAGCCGACACAAACACCGCGGCCAACGCCAACGCCGAAACCGAAAGAAACCAAAACGTCAAACACCGGGGCAATGATCGCCCTGTGCGTTGCTGCTGTGCCAATCGGCGCAATTACGCTCGCGGCCGTTTGTTGGCCTGTGTCAGCGTTCGTGCATGCAATCGTAGACAGACATTCCAGCAAGGGCAAGAAGGGCGGAGACGGCAAATAAAGCCGTCTCACGCGCCTTTGCGCTCCAGCGCCATCGCCAGGCCTTCCGTAAAGGCACAGAGCTGCGCTTTCTGCATGTCGTCCATGTTCTGCATCGCGGCCGCCAGCCGCTTGATGGTTTTCTGCTCGTTCTTCGTCAGCATGGGATCACCTCCTTGCGTTGCTCCGTGTCGTCGGACACAGGCGTTTGTGTTTATGTACACATAATACAGCCATCCGTTGAGTTTGTCAACACATTTTTTGCGCAAATTCTGTGTTTTTTGTGTTGACATACTCATGCAGGCGTGATAGATTATTGTCATCGTCAGGAGGTGATACCACGAATAGCAGAATTAAAGAAGTTCGGAAAGCGAAAGGGCTTTCGCAAGCCGCGTTCGGCGCACCGTTCGGCGCAAACAGAGACATGATTAACAATGTGGAAAACGGCAGAGCTGCGGTTTCCGATATTATGATTGCGTCCATCTGCCGCACTTACGGAGTGAATGAGCGCTGGCTGCGCACCGGCGAGGGCGAGATGTTCGTGCAGATCGCGCGTGACCAGGAGATCATGCGCTTTGTCGGCGACGTCATGCAGGACGAGGACGACAATTTCCGACGGCGGTTTCTGCTGGTGCTGGCGCGTCTGCCGGAAGAACGGTGGAAAGACATCGAAGACTTCGCGCAGCAAATCACCGCAGAAAACAAGAAAGAGGAGCAGGGTTGATGTCCTGCTCCTCTTTCTTTGCCTGTTTACTTTTGTTACGTTGTTGCACGTAGAAATTCCAGCGTTAGCACCATCGCCCGCGTGTCCGCGAGGATCAGCAGCCGCTCGATTTCCGCCCGTAAGTACGCCGCCCATTGCTCATCTGTCATGGTTCTCCCTCCATAGTTCTTCTACTGTCGCGTCCAGCGCCCGCGCGATCCGCATCGCAAGGTATACGTTGGGCGCGCTTTCTCCGCGTTCGATTGCCCCTAGTGTGCTATGGCTGCACCCCACTTTCTGCGCAAGCCAGCGCTGACTTACGCCCTTGTATAATCTATAGTAACGCACGTTGTTCCGCATATTGGCACTACCTTACCACATTTTTGCGGCTGCGTGTCGTTTTTGGCCGGTATTCCGGCCGGAAAATTTCCGTTTTCGGGGATTTTGTTGCAGAAAGCGGAAAGCTGTGCTATCTTGATGGTGCAGGCCGCTTGTGGTATTGTGGCGCAGGCGGAAAACAATATGCAAAAAGGGGGAAGCGTTGTGAATTATCAGAATGCCACGCCGGAAATACAGCGAAAACGGGTGTCAAGGAAGGCGGTAATTGTTTTGCTGGCAGCCGTGTGCATTGTTCTGGCCGCGCTGCTAGCCCTGCAAACAATGCGACTGCAGCGGGAGCGGGAGCGGTTTGCCGCCGCCGAGGCAACGGTTGACCGGGCGCAGGAATTGCTTGACCTTGCGGACAGCGATTTAGAGCACTATTGTTCGACGGCCCGGGAATACTACGCGGAAAAGAATCATCCTGTTTTTACAGAAATTGAGCCACAGGACTATTCCGAGATGTTTGCCGCATATAGAGAATGGCACCCGGTGCCGGACGCGCTGATAGGTGGTGATAACACGCGATGAAAGTACCCGAGCCGCGGAAGCTCAAAAGCGGGACGTGGTTTATCCAGATGCGCCTCGGCGGAGAGAGCGTGCCGGTGTCGGCGGCAACACGGACGGAGTGCATCCGGCAGGCGGAAAAGATCAAGGCGGACTACCGCAACGGGAAGAGGCCGCAACCGGCAAGCGCGTGTGTCACGCTGCGCAGCGCGATCGAGCAGTACATACAGGTGCGAGAAAACGTGAAATCCCCGGAGACGATTCGGGGGTATTATGTGATCCTGAGCAAACGGTTTCAGGGCTACATGGACACGGACATCCGAAAAATCCAATATCAGCGCATGATTAACGACGAGGCAGCGAAGGTCGCAACAAAGACGCTGTACAATGCTTGGGGGTTAGTGTCGTCATCCATTCAAGCGGCCGGAATGGCAAGGCCGAACGTGTCGTTGCCTGAAAAGCAAACTCCGGTTCACAACTTTCTGACATACGACCAAATTCTAATTTTCGTGGATGCGATTCGGGGAACTGACGTCGAAATTCCGGCGCTGCTGGCGCTGCACAGTTTGCGCCGGTCGGAGATATGCGCGCTGGACTGGGCGCAACTGAAAGACCATACGATCACGGTCGCCGGTGCCGTCGTGTACGACAAGAACAACAAGCGCATATACAAAGAGACGAATAAGAACGCAACATCACGGCGTACCGTGCCGATCATGATACCACGGCTGCAGGAGCTTGTAGATCAGGCAGATGGCGGCAATAACGGGCGGGTCGTCACGACAGCGCCGGGCGCTATTTGCCGCCGTGTTAACCGCGTGTGTCGCAATTCCGGCTTGCCGGAGATCGGCGTGCACGGACTACGGCACAGCTTCGCGTCACTATGCTATCATCTGCAAGTGCCGATGATGATAACCATGCGTCTGGGCGGTTGGAAAAACGACAAGGTTGTGCGCGAGATCTATACGCACCTTGCGGATGCGGACATAGCGCAGCAGGTGGACGGGATTCGCAATTTCTTTTCGCAAAAATGCTAACAAAAATGCTAACGAAAATTGAAAAGCACTGCATTTTCAACGGGTTTACGTCAATATCTCCGGGGTTCGAATCCCCGCTGGAGCACCAAAATAGAGAAAACCAGCAATCCATTGTGATTGCTGGTTTTTCTTTGTTTATCAATGCTTTGTGATGCTTTCGGAAATCTTTGCGGTGCGAAAAACGTCGCGGATTTACGATTATTTTCCGCATAACGCAGACGCATTTCGTTAGCAAAATGCTAACAAAAATGCTAACCGCGCATTGGCTGTCTTGCCATCGTTTACAGGCCGCACAGCTTTGCCAGCATCAGGCGGGTGTACGGCGGGCACGTATTCGTGCCGCCGAGCCAGCTTTCCAGCGTGCGCAGCGGGATCACAAAGCGCTGCGCAAAGTTTGCCTGCGTCAGGCCAGTGTGCTGCACAATCTCACGCACGGTGATGTGCGCATAGCGCCAGACATGGCGTAGATCGTCCGCCAGCGCCTGGAGATCATCGCCCTCGACGGTCGGAAAGATGTCGGACAGCGCGACGTTGGACGCAAAAGCATCCGGATCGCTGTATTGCTGCGCAGCGCGAAAAGCGTGATAAAACTGCTTGTCAGTCATGGCGATGTCTCCTTTGCTGCTGTTGCTTCGCGCCAGGCCGCAAGAGCCTTGGCGTATCTTTTGAGTGCGTCGGCGTCATCGCCGCTGATCTGCACCTCAGCGTTGCCGACGTAGATACGGTAGCCATAAGCCGCCGCGCCGTAGACCTTGCCGTTCCAGCGGCCGGCCGGGTAGCATACCGGTTTGACCGGCTCCGTGATTCCGGATGCCTCAGCGGCCGCGACGCGCTCGCGCTTGGCGGCGGCTTGTTTTGCAAGATACTCCGTGTCTACAATGCTATCGTCGATCACAGCGCCGAGCGCCTTCACGCGCTCGATCTCGTCGTAGGCGTCCTCCTGCGGGACGACCTTGATCCATTTCCGCTCTCCGCGCTGGACGCTGTAGCCGTAGGTGATGTAGTCATCCGCAAAGACCCAGCGGTATCCGAGCGACTTGATATCATCCTTGTGCGATACGGTGTCTCCGCCAAAAAACAGGACGACCGGGGTGTTATGCCTGTCCGGGTATCCGGTCATGTGCAACGTCAGCGGCAGCTCAGCCTCCGCTACGGCGGCGGCCTCGCGCTCGGATGCCTTGCGCTCGGATGCCTTGCGCGCAGTGTAGCAAGCATCGCACTCATCAAAGTTTGCGGCTGCCCACGCCTCCCAGCCATCCGCCTCGCGGCGATTGCGGCAGATTTTGGCGCGGGTAAACGTTGTGCCGCAGGTGGCGCAAGTACAGGTTGCAGTTGCTTTTGCCACAATATTTCCCTTTCTCCGGCTGCACCGGTGCCGATGTTGATGTGATCCGCTGGCGCGGGAGGTCAGATGACCTCCACGCCCAGCTTCTCGGCGGCCGCGTAGATGACGCCCTCGAAGGTGTCGCCGTCGGCGGCGTCAAACGCCTCGGCCATGCCGGCCAGCGCGCACAGTTCACGGGCGAGGTCCATGTCCCAGGTGTCGGCGCTGCGCAGCGCCTCGGCGATCTTGTTGGCTTCAATGTTTTTCATGATGTGATCCTTTCCGGCCTTGCGGCCTATCGCGTTTTCCTTTTGATGGATCGAGTATACCGCGGAATCTGCGGTATGTCAACAGGTAAACCGCGGAATCTGCGGTTTTGTGTAGATGCACAAAAATTGGTTTGGAAGTTGTGCAGGATGCCGGGCACTATCATCGTTCCAAGCTCCTGCGGGCTACATCCTTAACGGATACAATGCCGGGGTACTGCTTTTGCAGGGTGGCGAAGCGGGCAAACGCTTTCGCGCGCTCCTGCCCGGCGTACTTCTCGCGCAGCTCGTCGGTCTCCGTACCGTCAGACATCCGGCGCGTGATCGTCACCCAGTAGGTAATGCGGCCTTTATAGCTCGGGTCGCGATTGAGCGTCAAAACGCGCGTGTAAGGCATCGTTTCCAGCTCGGCATACCGCTGCGCAAGTGCTACACGATAGTCGCGCAGATCGTCAATCATGGATTCCAGGCGCTTGATTTCAGCGGCGACTTGGCCGTCTCTCCATGCGACATCGTGCGGCGTTTTCAGGGTGTGCGGCTGCTGCACGTAGACAAATTCTCGGTGCTCCGCTTCCAGACGCTCACCGCCACCGTACATTTTCAACAAATCGTGATAACTCACTGTAATAACCTCCGTTTCGCTCGTGCTTATCAGCGCCGGACTTTTACCGGCGGACGGAGTGCGGCCGGGGACGGCTTACGCCGTCGCCCCCAACCGGTTATATGCGGTACGCTCGCGGCCGTCTGCGTCAAAGACCTGGCTGCCGTACTTGCTGCGGATCTCGTTCATACTGCGCTTGCCGCGGTAATGGCCGCGCGCATCCTCCGGGTGCCGCCAATACCACATTTTCTTGCTGCTACTCCAGCGGCATCCGGCGGCCTTTAGCGCGTCCTTATGTTGGCGCGTTTCGCCGCTGATCCAGAGCCACGAGCCGCAAAGTTCAACAGTCAGCCCCGGCAGGCCGAGGAGCACGGAAAGAATCTCGCGGAATTCTTCGGCGGTTTCCGTCGTCTGGTGGTACTCGTCCGCGTGGGCGTTGTGCTGGCGCTTGAGCTGCTCAAACAGCGCATCATGCTCGGCGTTGATCTCCTGCATGATTTCCGTGCTGCCGCCCATGTCGGGGTGATATTTCAGGGCAAGACGGCGGTAAGCTGCTTTCAGTTCATCAAGGGTGCGAATGTTGGTAAAGTATTTCATGGTTGTTCTCCTTTCATGTGTGGCATACTAGCGTTAGTATGTGTATTTTTAAGGGACGTTTAGCCCCTTAAAAAGTTTTCGATTGCTTCTAGTAAAACGCTCGCTTGTGATACGCCACTATCGTTGCATTTTGCCTTGAACGCTTCAACCGTTTCTTTGGGCAACTGCAAGTAGATACGGCCGTAAACCTTTTCGTTATACCGGCGTTTAACTTCCGTGCTGGTGGTGGTCTTTCTTGCCGCGAGGATCATCTCCTTTCGCTGCCGTTCCCCGGCTGTATTTACAAGATAGCGTACTTGGCGTTACATGTCAAGCCCTTTTTGCAAAAAATTTTTGCGCGGGCGCTCTCTCCCTCTATGCTATCCTTTTCTTTGGTCGTTGAATGTCTCGCGGGTATGGAATAGTTATGTAATAGCTATGACATAGCTGTGTAATAGCTATTACTTAGTTATTACTTAGCTATGTAAATACCCCCCTATAGTCCCCCCTCTTTGCGTGGGGTGTTGCCTGGCTGTGCGCCGGTGATGCAGTGATGATGATATGATGTGATGATGATATGATGTGATGATGATATGATCCCATTTCCCTATACAATGCGCGTTGTGGCGCCGGATAAAAAAATTGCAGGGCTTGTGGCGGCTGGTTTTGTGGCTGCGGTCTGGTGCATACTGATGCATTTTTCACGGCTGTTTTCGGCGCTGTATACTGTGCATATTCATGCAGTTTCGCAAAAAGCTAGTGTTTTCAATGATTTTGCGGATTTATAAATTCGGCATAACCTACATTTTGCCGAATAACTCATAGATTTCACGGTGCTTCTGCATTGCTCGGCCGGTAGTTTATGCAGTTGATGCGCAGTGTATGCAGTATCATGTAGCAATGGCAATTAGGTGTCCGGCCTCGCGGGCAATCATCCACGGCGCGCGCTGGTGTGTGGTGTGTGTTTCGTTCAGCGTTTCCGGGTGTACCCCCTCCCCCCCTCCCCCCCGGGGGTGCCGGAAAAACGGGGCGGCTCTCAGGCGGCAGCCCATGCGTTACGACACACAGCCTTTTGAGACTTCCCGCCAAACATCGTCCCGCTCAACGCAAGTTCAACGCGCTACGTCTTCCACGTCTTTCCAATCGTGCGTGTCAATCAAGGTATTTCATACATTATCTGGGGTTGTGCGTTTAGTTTTTTCGACGTTTGATGCTATACTATAAGTGATGGGGTGATTCTCTATGGCAAGACCGCGCAAAATCAAAACCGCCGAAGAGCTCGGCGTGCTGATCGACGAGTTTATCATGCAGTGCGAGGACGGGAAACAGTACATGGACGACTATGCGCTGATGAAGTATCTCGGCATTGCGCCGCGCACGCTCGCGCGATGGCGGGCAAACGAAGGCGGGGAATATGACGGATATGGGGAGCAGCTCGAGAAGCTGGTCGCATACCGGGAAGCGGTCTATGCGCGCATGGTGGCTGAAAACCCGAAGGGCAGCGGCGGGATCATCTTCCTGCTCAAGCAGCCGAAAAACGGCGGGTACATCGACAAGCCTGTAATCGACGTTCACGCGCAGGAGCTGACGATCAAGACAGACGGGATCGGCGGCGACAGTGCTTTCAAGTAACGCTTGCAAGTGCACAACAAACACGCTTAATCCAACAAGCCGAATGCGGGCGCAGGATACGCGCTGCGGCTAAGTGCTTGCTGTTCGCGTTTGCGAACGATGCCCCTCCGTGCCGGAAAAAGTCCGGCCTCCTGTGGCCGTTATTCCCTTCCAAAAACCTATTACGGTACGGAGCAACTGTGAACCCGGCACTATCCGGGAATCAAGCGTCGGAAGCGACGGTAAACACTGCTGCGGCGGCGAGTGGCCTAAGCGTTTCATCTCCTTTCCGCTGAAATCCTGTGCAAGTCAGGATGCCGCAGCTTCCCTTTCTACGGCAGCTTTCCAAGAGGGACGCGCCCGGTGCAAGTCAGGGGGCTGCCGCCAAGACCAGACGACCGGATTGACCGGAGCGTGAAAAACCGGCAGAAAGCCGCTTTCCTGCTGCAGCGGGAGGCGGGCGCGCTGAGCTGCTGCTCGGAATTGGTTTATAAGCGAGGCGCGCAACAACCGTGTAACAAACGAGGTGAAGCGTTTGCACGTTATCCGTGTGGAGCTGCCGAAGCAGCAAAACGAAATCGAAGTGCACGTCATTGCGGACGTACATCTTTCCGACCCGAACTGCGATATTCGCGGCGTGCAAAAGCGCGTGGCGGACATTGCGGCAAAGGACAACGCCTACGTTATCCTTGCGGGCGATCTGATCGACAATGCGACGCGAAGCAGCATCGGCGACATCTACAGCACGCAGTTGTCCCCAATGGAGCAGATCCAGCTTGCAAACAAGACATTTGCTCCGCTCAAGGGCCGCATCCTGTGCGCTGTTCCGGGCAACCACGAAGAGCGGACATATCGTGCAGACGGCATCGACATTACATGGCTGATCGCAAACGAGCTGGGCGCGGGCGACCGGTACGCTCCTGACGCAGCGCTCGTATTCGTATCACTCGGTGAAAACTCCCGGCGCAAGAGCGAGGGACGGCAAACGACGTATTCCATCTATGTCAACCACGGCAACGGCGGTGGGCGCAAGATCGGCGGCAAGATCAACCGGCTCGCGGACTATGCGCAGATCGTTGACGCAGACGTTTATGTTTGCGGGCACACGCACTCCCCTGCCGTGTTCAAGGATTGCTTTTTCCGGACGAACGCTTCTACGAGGAGCGCGGAGCCGGTCGAGCGATTGTTTGTTAACACCGCGGCGGCGCTGGATTACGGCGGCGGCTACGGTGTGCGGATGGGCTATCAACCGGCGAGCAAGGCCGCGCCTGTCATTTACCTTGACGGGTGGCGGAAAAATGCCGGTGCTGCAATGTGAAGGTACCCTATGCAGAAAAATGAAAATCTCCTCCGGGCGATTCTGGACATTATCGGCCGCGGGAATACTGCCGAGGTAAAGCAAACGAAAGACGGCGTGCTTGTGCTGGAAGTAAAGCGCAAGGTCGCCTTTCGGGAAACTGAAACAGAATAACGACGTGCCCGGAAACGGCCGGGCATAAGAGCTGAACGGAGCTGACTGTGGAATGCAGTTGGCTCCGTTTCTGCATTTACGGAGGATGCCATGCCGAAGCAGAAGCGAAGCACGCAGACAAATTTCACATGGGATCCGGGGCACGCGAACGAAAAACAGTTGCTGTTCTACCAGAGCAGGACAATGTACACGGCCTACGGCGGCGCGCGAGGCGGCGGCAAGACGCACGCTGTGCGCATCAAGGCAGTTGGCGGCGCGTTTACATGGCCGGGCATCCGCATCCTCATCGTGCGAAAGACATACCCGGAGCTGCAGTCGAACCACATCGAACCGATTCTGAAGATGGTGCCGCAGGAGCTGACAAGCTACAACGGCACACTGCACACGCTGTACTTTCAAAACGGCTCGACCATCCATTTCGGCCATTGGAGCGGCATCACGTCCGAGAGTGAATACCAGGGCCAGGAATACGACTGGATCTTCATGGACGAGGCTACGCAGTTTACAGAGCGCGAATTTCGCTTTCTCGGCGGCTGCCTGCGCGGCGTCAACGAGATCCCGAAGCGCTTTTACCTGACGTGCAACCCCGGCGGCGTCGGGCACAGATGGGTCAAGCGCCTGTTTATCGACCGAAATTTCAAGACAGATTCCGACAACCCAGAGGAGAACGAGAACCCGGACGACTACAGCTTCATTTTCGCAACGGTCGAGGACAACAAAGACCTGCTTGAATCCTCTCCGGGCTATCTGCAGGCGCTCTCTCAGTTGCCTGAGAACATCCGCAAGGCGCACCGCTACGGCGACTGGGACGCACTGTGCGGCACGTATTTTCCGGAATTCAGCAAGGCGACGCACACCTGCAAGCCGTTCCAGATCCCAAAGCACTGGAAGCGGTACAGGGCGATCGACTACGGCCTGGATATGCTTGCCGTCGGCTGGTACGCGGTGGACGAAAACGGGCGCTCCTACATGTACCGTGAGCTGGTGCAGCCGGGGTTGATCGTGCAGGATGCAGCAAAGCAGATCCTCGACATGACGATGCCGGACGAGCACATCGAGATCACCTTTGCCCCGCCGGATATCTGGTCGCGCCAGAAGGACACCGGCAAGACGATGGCAGAGGTGTTCATGCAGTGCGGCGTGCCCATTGTGCGGGCAAGCAACAACCGCGTGCAGGGTTTCCTGCAGGTGAAAGAAGCACTCGCAAATATGCCGGACGGAAAACCGGGACTTGTGCTTTTCCAGAACTGCGAACGGACGATCGGAGACCTCGAGGACATTCAGGCGGACGAGCGCAACCCGAACGACTGCGCGAAAGAGCCGCACGAGATCACGCACACGGTCGATTCCGTGCGCTATTACTGCGTATCGAGAACAATGCGCGCGGACGCAAGAGATGCGAACCCGTCGGAGATCATCTACGAGGACGAGGACGCGCAGGAGGGCTACGAGGAATTCATGACCGGAGACGCGCCGTCTGCCGGATATATCAGCTATTAGGAGGAAGACATGAACACTATCAGTTTGATCGGCCTACTGGTAATCGCGGCGTGCTTTGTGCTGACGATGGCAAGCTTGCGGCGCTGGGACGACGAGCTGCGGGCATTTCAGGACGCGACGATGGATATGCTGGCGGACACATCGCTTGACGTGTCGCAGCTACAAAAGCGCGTAGAGGCACTGGAAGAGACTGCGGCCGCCTTGTGTGAGCGCGCGGACAAGCTCGACGAGGAGCACGCTGAACAGGTGGAACAGGCGCTGCAGATGGCACAGGACTTCTCCAACGGCGTGTCCAACCTCATGAACTACAGCTACCTGATGGCCGGAAAGAAGGACGTGAGCGACGATGCCTGACGAGTTCGACAAGAAGATCACGCCGGAACAGGTGCAGGCAGAGTACCAGAAAATGCTCGGCTACAACACCGCTGTCAACCTCGACGAGACGGTGCGCGCCAACGAGAACTTCTTCATCGGCAAGCAATGGGAGGGCGTGGACGCGAAGGGCCTTCCGACGCCGGTATACAACTTCCTGAAACAGGTCGTTTTGTTTTCCGTTGCGAACATCACGACCGACAATATCAAGATGCAGGCAACTCCGCTTGCGTGCGAGCGCACACCGGAGGACGTGGAACGTGTCGCAGAGATCGTCAACAAGGAATTCGACCGGCTGTTTGAATTCAACCGCGTGCCGAACCTTGTGCGCGAGTATATGCGAAACGCCGCGGTGGACGGTGATAGCTGCCTGTTCACGTTCTGGGACGACACGGTTGACGCCGGATTCGGCCTGCGCGGCGGTATCCGCACGGAGATCGTGGACAATATGCGCGTCGGCTTCGGCAACACAGCGTGCTGTGATCCGCAGAAGCAGCCCTACATCCTCATCGAGCGGCGAGAAATGACGAAGGAGCTGCGCAGAGCAGCGCAGGAGGCCGGAAATCCGCGCTGGAACGACATTCAGCCGGATAACGAGAACCACAACACTGACAGCTACAAAAACAGCTCAGAGCGCAGCACGGTGCTGCTGCGAATGTGGAAGGAACGCAAGACCGGCACGGTGTGGGCGTGCGAAGTCTCCGGGCGCGTCATGCTGCGCGAGCCGTGGGACATGGGGCTGCGGCTCTACCCGGTGACGTGGATCAACTGGGACTACATTCCCGACAGCTATCACGGGCAGGCGCTCGTGACTGGCCTGATCCCGAACCAGATCTTTGTCAACAAGCTGTTTGCCATGTCCATGATCTCGCTGATGACGAGCGCGTTCCCGCGCACGGTATACGACAAGACGCGCATCCCGAAGTGGAACAACGCTGTCGGTGCTGCGATCGGCGTCAATGGCGGCGACGTGTCCGGCGTGGCAAAGATCATCGACCCGGCACAGATTAGCCCGCAGATCGCGCAGTTTATCCAGACGAGCGTGGACTATACGCGGCAGTTTCTCGGCGCGACGAGCGCAGCGCTTGGCGAGACGCGGCCGGACAACACGTCGGCCATTATTGCCCTGCAGCGCGCTGCCAGCATCCCGTCAGAGATTACGAAGCAGAACCTCTACAAATCCATCGAGGATCTGGGGCGCATCTATCTTGACTTCATGGCGGCGTACTACGGGAAACGCAAAGTGCAGGTGTCTATGCCGGACGTTGGCTCGGATATTCTCGCATTTGCCGGGAAAGACCCGGAGGAGCTGGAAACCGTGCTGTTCGATTACGGCCTCCTGAATGAAATGCCGATGGCGCTGAAGCTGGACGTCGGCGCAAGCTCGTACTGGTCGGAGATGGCGTCGGTGCAGACACTGGATAACCTGCTTATGCAGGACAAGATCACGATTGAGGAATACCTCGAGCGCATCCCGGACGGCTACATCCCGAAGCGGCAGGAACTGATCGACTCGCGCAAGCAGGCGGCACAGCAGCAGATGATGCAGCCGGAGGGCCCGAGCACAGGCAGCACGCCGGAGACCGGTGCTCTGGTCGATCTCGGCCAGAAGACGCCCATTCGCGGCGGCGGAGGCTTCGGAGACCTGCAGCGCAAGGTCATGCAGACCGGAACGACCGAATAACGAACGCTCGGCGGACAATCCGCCTTGCAAATACATTACCGGATAAATTTCAACACGTGGTGCCGACCATAGCGCCACACCCGCCGACCATAGCGGGAGAAGGGATTTTGACATGGCAGACGACATGAACACCGCCTTTACGGCGGACGCAGACGATTGGAGCGATATCACGGCGGATAGCTTTGCCGACGTTGAGGACGACGCGCAGGGCGCGCCGGACACGGAGACGCAGGGCAACGACGCCGCGCCGGAGATTGAACAGAACGACGGCGGGCAAGATGCAGATGCCGCACAGCCGGGCGAGAACGAGGAGCAGCAGGCGCAGACAGACGGCCAACTGTTTGAGCTCAAGCACCTTGGCGAGACGAAAAATGTGAACCGGGACGAGGTCGTAACGCTCGCCCAGAAGGGCATGGACTACGACCGCGTGACCGAGAAAAACACGCAGCTGGAAACCCAGGTGTCCGAACAGAAACAGCAACTGGCGCAGCTCACGGAACACGAGAACGCGCTGCAGGAGCTGGCAAAGCAGAGCGGCACAACCGTCGAGGAGCTTGTGGAAAACATGCTCATTGCCGTTACCAAGAGTAAATACGGCATCGACGACGACGGCATGGCGCTCGAGCGTGTAAAGCTCGACAGAGAGCGCCGCGCGCTCGATCAGGAACGGGCAGCACTGGCACCCCAGAAGCAGGAGCAGGAGCAGCAGGCAGCGAACGAGAAATGGCGCGGCGAGTGCTTTGACGCATTTGCAAAAGCCTATCCCGACGTTGACCCGGCCTCCATTCCGAACGGCGTGTGGGAAGCCTTTAACCGCGGTGAAACGCTGGTTTCGGCCTACGCAAGAGAACGCAACAAGGCGCTGGAGGCAGAGATCGCGCGCATGAAATCCGAGCAGGCGACGCGCGACCGGAACGCGGCGAACGCCGCGAGAAGCACCGGTAGCCAGAGCAGTGCCGGGAAGACCGGCAGCGACGAAGCGTTTGACGCGCTGTGGTACGACGGCAACTGACCACGTGAACATAGGGCTTGCCTCCGCCTGAAATTCTGAATTTTTAAGTGAGGTAATTACATAATGGCAATCAATGTTTTTGACAAATACAGCACCAAGCTCGACGAACGTTTCCACCAGAAGAGCGTTACCGACGCGTTTGCCGGTAAGGATTACGACTTTGTCGGCGTGAACGCGATCAACGTGTACAGCTCCGATGAGGGCGACTTCGGCGACTACACCCGCAGCGGTTCCAGCCGATTCGGCACGATCAAAGAGCTGGGCGACACCGTTCAGACCATGCGCATGACGCAGGACAAGGGCGGCACGTTCTCGATCGACGCGGGCAACGCTGCCGAACAGTTTAACGTCAAGCAGTGCAACGCGCGCATGAAGGCGACGTGGGACGGCAAAGTCACCCCGAGTATCGACAAGTACCGCCTGCAGAAGTGGGTCGGCGGCGCCGGTGTTGTGACCGTCAACGCGACGGCTCTGACCGGCAAGACGGCCATCGACGCCATTGTCAACATGGGTGCGGAGATGTCCAACCATCTTGTGCCTACCGACAACCGCGCGATCTTCATCGGCCACACGCTGTTCGCAAAGTGCAAGCTGTCGGACTATATCGTCGGCATTGACGTGCTGGGCAAGGACGCCGTCGCAAACGGCTCTCTTGGCAAGCTCGACGGCAACGACGTGTACGCCATCCCGGACAGCTATCTGCCCGCAGGCGTCAACTTCGTGATCTTCCGCAAGGGCGCGAGCGTTGACCCGGTGAAGAACCAGACCATGCGCATCCAGAAGAACCCGCTCGGCATCGACGGCGATGTGGCGGAGTACCGCGTGATGTTCGACAGCTTCGTGCTGGACAAGAAGGCATACGCCATCGGCGTGCACGCGACCGCGGGCAGCACGACCCCGACGATGTCTGTTTCCGGCGGCACGATGACGCTGACTGCCGGTGAAGGTGAGACCATCAAGTACACCACCGACGGCAGCAACCCGAAGACTTCCTCCACGGCGCAGACCTACAGCGCCAGCGCGAAGCCGACCGGCATTGCCGCAGGCACGGAAGTCAAGGCTTACGCCAGCAAGACCGGCGCGCTCGATTCCGGCATTATGACGGCTACCGCCTGAGGCAACGGATAAGGCGGCGGGATTTCCCGCCGCCTATTTTCAGATAACGAGGTGATTTCATGGCAGAAGTCAGCGACGTGTTCGATGCGGCAATGTCCATCATGGACGAGCTGAGCGACAGCGGGAAACCGCAGACGACGGACACGGACGAATACAAATACCGCACCGTGTCGATTATCAACACCATGATTGCGGAGCTGTACCCGTTTTCGGAGACGAAGAAGGCCGGGAAAACCGCTTCCGGCTGGCGGCCTGTTGAGGAATTCGACGACACGATCTTGGAGATTGACAACACGCTCGCGCTCGGTGCGATGCCATACGGCCTTGCTTCCGCTCTTCTGACGGACGAGAACCCGGAGGCATCCGACCGGTTCAAGCGGCGCTACAACGAGATCGTGACGATGCACAAGGCAAACGCGCAGTGCAGCATGGGCACGGTCGAGGACGTGTACGGCGGCATCGAGTATAGCGAGTTTGGGAGCTGGTGACGCGCATGAACGAAAAGATCGTCGGAATCCAGAAATGGCTCGGCGTCAATCAGGCGGGCAGCGACGACACAAGCCTGAAACTCGGTGAGGCATCCGAAATGCGCAACTGGCGCGTGACGCAGGACGGCGCGCTACGGAAGCGCCCCGGTATGAAAGCCGTGCATACGTTCCCCGGAGAAATTCAGGGGACATGGTGCGGCTACGTCGGCGGAGAATATGTGCAGGTAGCGGCCGCTGCCGGGAAGCTGTGGAAAATTGGATTTCCAGCCACTACGGCGGTCTCGGAGCTGGGCGCGCTCGCCGACGCACACACGGAGTTTTTCGGGTTCCGTGAAAAACTCTATATCCTCAACGGCACGCAATACAAGGTGTTTGACGGCCATACGCTCGCCGATGTGACCGGGTACGTCCCGACCGTGCTTGTGGGCGTGGGCGCGGACGGCAGCGGCACGGAACTGGAACAGATCAACAAGCTATCCGGCAAGCGAAAATACCGCATTGCTACGGACGGAAAGTCCACGGTGTATGTATGCCCGGAAAGCGGAACGCTGTCTGTGAGCGTGAAAAACAGGGCAACAGGCGCAGCACTGGTAGCCGGTACGGACTATACGTTTGCAGGTGGGAAGATCACATTCACGAGCGCACCACCTGCCGGTGCGGATGTGTATGAGGTGGAATACACCGTGGCATCTGATGATTCCGGCGCGGTCAGGGCAATGAAGTTTGCAGAGCTATACAACGGTGCGACGGACAACCGCGTGTTCCTCTACGGCGACGGAAGCAACAAGGCGCTGTACTCCGGGCTGGACATTGACGGCAACCCGACCGCCGAATACTTCCCTGACATGAACGCGCTGGACATTGGCGACGAGAACACGCCGATCACGGCGATGATCCGCCACTATTCCCGACTGCTGGCGTTCAAAGAGGATTCTGCGTACTCCGTGCAGTATGGCACAGTGACGAACGCAGAGGGCAAAATCCTCCCCGCGTTTTACTGGACGCAAGTAAACAAGGCCATTGGCAACACAGCTCCCGGTCAGGTGCGGCTTGTGGACAACAGCCCTTACACCCTGTTTGGGGAGAGCGTCTACACATGGAAAAACAACAGCAGCTATTCCAGTAACTTGACGATCGACGAGCGGCAGGCAAAACGCATTTCCGATCGCGTGTGGAAAGCGTTGCAAGACTTTGACCTACGTCAGGCGTATTGCTGGGACGACAACGACCGCAAAGAATGGTACTGCATATATGGTGACACGGCCATTGTGCACAACTACGGTCTCAATGTCTGGTATCTGTATACGAACTTCCCTGTCAAGCACTTTTACCGCGTATACGGGAAACTGCTCGGCGCGCGCGGCAACACGCTTGTGGAGATTTCAAACGCATTCCGCAGCGACTGCGGTGAAGCGATAGACGCGCGATGGGAGAGCGGCAACATGCACTTCGGCGCGGATTTCATGCGCAAATACTCCGCCATGCTGTGGATCGGTCTCGTTCCGACGCACGCCGGGTCGATGACCGTGACGGTCATGACAGACCGGAAAGCGGATTTCTCAAAGAAGTTGGTTTCCCGCAACAGCGCAGCGTTTGACAACGCGAATTTTGCGCACTGGTCGTTCAACACGAACAAGCGCCCGTATATGACGCGGCTGAAACTGAAAGCAAAGAAATTTACATACTACAAGCTCATCCTGACGAACGATGACGCAGACACGACGGCGACAGTCACAAGCGCCGACATCCGCGTGCGGTTCACAGGATATGTGCGATAGGAGGGTTACATATGGCACTTCCGACGTGCAACGAGGACATGGACATCATCGCCAAACTGGACGACGAGCCGAACGACGTGGGTGGACTTTCCGCCGCGTCTCTGAAAGCAAAGTTTGACCTTGCAGGAAACCTGCTGAAAAAGGCACTGAACGATCTGGTCGCGGCGCTCGGCGGTGAAAGCGCGGCAAAATGCATCGGTTTTGTCGCGACAGAGGCGGTGAACAAAACCAACGTGCAGGAAGCGATCGAGGACGTGCAGGCGCAGATCGCCGGTGTGTCGCAGGGCGGCATTGCGGACTTTGCTGTGACTACGGACAAACTCGCGGACGGTGCGGTGACTACGGAAAAGATCGCAAAGGGCGCGGTGACTTATCACCAGATTGCCAACGAAACGATTGGTAGTCCGGAATTGGCGAATAATGCGGTCGCGGCGAGCAAAATCGCCTCGAGCGCCGTGCAGGAGCGGCATATTTTCAACGGCGCTGTTACGGAGAGCAAACTCGCGGGGGAGAGTGTAACTCAGGCGAAAATCGCGACTGCCGCAGTCACCAGCAACAAGATCGCGATGCGCGCTGTGACGAAGGACAAGGTCGCTGACGGAGCCGTGACGGAGGAGAAACTCGCGGCCGGGGCCGTAACGGCGGAGAAACTCGCAAGAGACGCTCTGGACAGTGTGCTGAATGCCTATTTCCTGAAAGTGTACCCGGTTGGCGCGTTTTACTTTTCTGCGTCCAGCGACAACCCGGCAACGCTGTTCGGTGGCACATGGACGCAGATCAAAGACACGTTCATCTTGGCGGCAGGTACGAAATACAAAGCGGGCACGACCGGGGGCGAAGCGACACACACGCTGACAGCGCAAGAGATGCCAAACCACTACCATGACGAGTATGCCGGCAACGACGGCGGCGACAGCAGCGCACCGAGTGGCTATATCGGCTGGCCGAGCATTAGCTGCGCCAGCGACAAAACGTGGTTTGCAAAGTTTGCGAAAACAAGCGGTGCGGGCGGCGGTGCGGCTCACAACAATATGCCGCCATATCTGGCGGCATATGTCTGGCAGCGCACGGCGTAACCGGGGCTTGGGAAGTATGAGGTGATGATATGGCATATATCAAACGAGGCGAGGCAAAGACGCTCGCCATACGATTGACAGCGTCCGGCCTCGACGCCCGAGAGTTCCCGTTGGGGAATGTGGACGAGATCGCATTTCAGCTCGGAGACAGCGTACGGAAAACGTGGCCGAGTGAAGTGCAGTATGACATCGCGAACGGCCGCTTCCTGCTGACGCTCAGCCAGACAGAAACGCTTTCGCTTGACGCCGGGCAAGCGGCGCTGGAAATTACGTGCAACTTTCAAGGCCCCGGGAACATCATCAAGACGAAGAAAAACGCGAAAATCAAAGTGCTTGACTGCACAGACGAGGTGCTGATGGAATGAACAACACGAACGCAGAAATCCAGTGTTACGTAGAAGAACTGTTAGTCGATTTCGACGACACGGCCTACTTCAAAATTCCCGGCGAAAAAGGCGACAAAGGCGACCCCGGCGCAAAGGGCGATACGGGCGCAACAGGCCCGGCGGGTCCGCGAGGCCCAGTTGGCGCACCGGGCAAGGACGGCGCCGATGGCAAACCGGGGGCTGCTGGTGCGGACGGCGTTACGCCGCACATCGGCGACAATGGCAACTGGTATCTTGGCAGCACGGACACTGGCAATCCATCGCGCGGAGCAACCGGCGCACCGGGCAAGGACGGCGCAAAGGGCGACCCCGGAACGCCGGGTACTGCCGGTCACACGCCCGTTAAAGGCACGGATTACTGGACTGCGGCAGACAAGCAGGAGATCGTAAACAACGTGCTTGCGGCGCTCCCGGACGGCACGGAGGTGAGTTACTGATGGCAAAAAAGCTGTACGAAGAAGCGTCCGTGCAGGACATCGCCGCTGCCATCCGCGAAAAGACAGGCGGCGCGGAAACGTACAAGATCGCGCAGATGGGGGCCGCTGTGAGAGGCATTACGACCAGCGACCAGATCGCCCACGCCGACATCCCCCGCTATGTCAAGGCGGAGGCGCTGGCGGTGGCGGAAAAGGTGAAAGCGGTGTTGCAGAATGACAGCATTGTGTTTCTCGCAATCGCCGACTTCCACCACGCAGGGCCACAAGTAGACGGCTGGCAGACGAACATCAACGCCGGAGATCTGCACGCTTGCCAAGCGCTCAAGGTGCTATCGTACAGTCTGCCGCAAATTGACTTTGCCTGTATGCTCGGCGATGTGACTTTTGGCAACGCCAAAACCACGACCGCGATGATGCAGCAGCAATTTGACCAAATCAACGGATGGCTGGGTGAAGCGTGGAAGAATATCCCGCAGTTTCGAACGGTAGGAAACCACGACACGGGCGAGTACAGCACACTTGTCGGCGCGCAGTTTTTGCGTAACAACATTACCAAGTATAACGCTGGTGCTGTATATGGCAGCGAAGAGTATGGATATTGTTACCGCGATTTTGCGGAGAAGAAACTCCGTGTCATCTGTCTGAATACCTGCGAGGGCGAGACAATAAGCGGAAATAATGCGGCGTACTGCTGCTCCCCAGAGCAGTTGCTCTGGTTCGCCCAGACACTTCATGCCGTTGGCAGCAAAGCAGATGCGGCTCAATGGGGGATTATAGTGCTCGGGCACTACCCACTAGACTTGGGCGGCGCATATCCCGCAGGCAATATCGTTAAGGCATATGTCGCGGGGGAAAGCACGGTGCAAAACGGCGTGACGGTTAATTTCAGCGGGCACAATGCTGCGAAGCTTGTCATGAACGTTCATGGGCATAACCATTGTTTCCAGTATGGAAAACTGCACAGCGTTGCAAATGGGCAGGGAACGGAGTTTGACGCATGGCGTATGTGTACGCCCAATGCCTGTTTTTATCGCAACAACAGCGGTGTCGTTACGACGAACGGCATTTCGTTTGGCGACCCTGCCCCGTATGACAAGACAGCGGGAACGGGAAAAGACACGGCCTTTAACGTCAATGTCATAAATCCCTCAGAGCAGGTCTTGTACTCCTTTTGCTATGGCGCGGGCATTGATCGCACAATCGGCTATGCGGCCACCGTATACCACAGCATAACTAATACTTTGACCAACGTCACCACCAGCAACGAGGCGGTAGCCGCAGAGGATGGAACTGCATACAGTGCCACTATCACGGCGGCAGGCGGGTACAACATGAGCAGTGTCACCGTCACAATGGGCGGCACGGATATTACGGCCACGGCTTACAACGCCGACACGGGCGTCATCAGCATAGCGGCGGTTACGGGCGATGTCGTGATTACCGCAAAGGCTACAAAGGAGGTATCTTATCACAATCTAGTGCCTACAGCCGTGGATAGTTCGGGGGCATCTGCGCCGTATACGGACGGCAAAATGCTCAGCTCCAGCGGCGTGATTTCCGACAACCCCAGCTTTGTAACCACAGGGTTTATACCGTTCGATGGCGGTGCAAGCCATACATATCGTATCGGCGGCGATGGTATCAAATGGAACGAATACGGTTCTCGCATTGCATGGTACAAGGCTGATTTCTCGCTAAAAGGTAGTGTGGTAAAACACGACCAGCTTGGAGCAAGCCAGTATTACCCAACCAAAATTGACGATCCCAACGCGGAAGTGGCGTTTACCACGGATATTAATGTTGCTCCCCCGCAGGGCGCGGCTTACTTCCGCGTGAGTGCAAAGGGGTCCGGCGCGAACCTCATTGTAACGCTCGACGAACCGATTGAATAAGGAGGCGCGAAATATGGAATTTATTGCTTGCAACACGGGTAATTACCGCGCCGGGCGCACGCGGCCGGTGCAGTACATTGTGATGCACTACACGGCAAACAACGGCGACACGGCAAAAAACAACTGCGATTACTACCACCGCGTGGGCGGCCTGGGGGCCAGCGCGCACTATTTCGTGGACGAGCACGGCGTGATGCAGTCCGTGCGCGAGGGCGACACGGCGTGGCACTGCGGCGCAGAAGCCGGACGGCGCTACTGGCATCCCGAGTGCCGCAACGGCAACAGCATCGGCATTGAGATGTGCAGCCGCAAGCGCGCCGACGGCAGCTACTACATCAAGCCGGAGACCGTGGCAAACGCCGCGGCGCTGGCGCGGGAGATCATGCAGCGCTATGGCATCGACACGGAGCACGTTGTGCGGCACTACGACGTGACGGGCAAGCACTGCCCCATGCCGTGGGTGGATGACCCGGCGCAGTGGGCGGCGTTTAAGGATATGCTGACGCCGAAAAACACTACTACAGACGAGGAGGACGAGGATGACATGGTGAGGTACAACACGATTGAGGAGGTCCCGAGTTGGGCGCAGGACACGGTGCGCGCGCTGGTGGATGCAGGTGCCCTCGGCGGCGTTGGCGGCGGCAATCTGGATCTGTCTATGGATATGATCCGTGGCCTTGTGGTCGGCGCCAAGTACGCAGCGGCACGCAACCCCCGGTACGAGACGATCGACGATATGCCGGAATGCTATCGCAAAGAGGCACAGAAATTGGTTGACCGGGGCGCGCTTCGCGGTGTTGGCGGGGGCGACCTGAACGTCAGCGAGGACGCGCTGCGGTCTATGATTGTCTGTCAGCGGATGATCGACGAAAACAAGTGATGGAGGGGTAGTACCTATGAACATTAACTGGAAAGTACGTATTCGCAACAAGAACTTCTGGCTGGCGCTGATCCCGGCGCTGCTTCTGCTGGTGCAGGTGGTGGCCGCCCCGTTCGGCTACAAGTGGGATTTCGGTGTTCTGAATCAGCAGCTTGCAGCAATCATCAACGCAGTGTTCGCGCTGCTGTCCATCCTTGGCGTGGTGAACGACCCAACGACGGCAGGCAGCTCTGACAGTGCGCAGGCGCTTACTTACGAGGAGCCTAGAAAGGAAGGCTAACGATGACAGTTACCGTTGCAAACCTGATCTCAGCGGCGGCGTTTGTGCTGACGCTTATCGGCGCGTGCTGGCGGATGAGTACCATCATCCAGCGAAACACGGACGCAGTCGTGGCGCTGACGGCGCGCATTGACCGCATGGACGCCGGAAACGCCAAGGAGCACAACGAGATGTGGGACAAGATCGAGCGCAGCGAGGACACGCTCAACGACCACGAGGCGCGGCTACAGTTGCTGGAACACAAATAATAATCGACACGGGGGACGCTGCCGGGCGCGGCGGTGTCCCCTCTTCCCTATCAAGTGACGAGGTGACACGATGGCATACAACGACGCAATCATTAACAGCGCCGACAAGCAGAAAATTGCCGCGCTCAGTGAGCAGTGGAAGGCTGCACATCAGGCCGGAAATCAGGGCGGAATGAACGAGGCGCACGAACAGGCGGAGATGATCCGCAAGAAGTACGGCTACAGCGGCGGCGCAGACGGCAGCGGCTTCAAGAT